CCCCCCTCCACCATCCTCTTCGAGACCGAACGCACGGGGGACATCAGCAGTGACGGCATCCTGCAGTATCAGCGCAACTTCAATCCTTACCTTCTGGGCCGTGGCGTGGGCTACTTTGGAGGCGCGGTCACGGTTGGCCTCGGGTTCGCACAGGCCAACAACGCTCGCCCTGATGTGTTTGCTAAGCTCGGCGACCTTCCTTTCCCTCTCCGCACTGCTAACAGCTTCAACTACCTGAGCATCCGAATCCCGCGCGAGAAGTGCATCCACTACTCCTTCGACGCCCAGGGCAAGTTCCGGAACCCCTACGGACGCTCCCTCCTGCGCCGGATCTACAAGTACTACGTGATGAAGGACGCCATCCTCCAGATGATGAGCGTGGCCCTGGACCGAAAGGGCACGCCCCTCACCGTCGTCTACTACGACCCGAACGCGCCCATCTACGACAAGTCCCGCGTTCCGAACAGTCCGGGATCCGCCCGCGACAACCCCGGCGCCGCCATCCACCCGGCAGAGGCAGCCAAGCGCGCGTTCAAGAACGTCCACAACGACTCGGTCATCTACCTCCCCGGCATGGAGGGATCCATCTACAAGGTGGACGCCATCCAGCAGGGCTCGAGCGCAGCCGACTTCATCGCCGCCAAGGAGATGTGCGACAAGGCCCAGATGCGCGGCCTCATGATCCCCTTCCTCCTCATGGGAGACGGGGCCGGCGGCTACGCCCTCGGCGACATCCACTCGAAGATGTTCGAGAAGGTCCTCGACGGCATGAACGCCGGCGCTGAGGACGTTCTCCTAAAGCAGTGGGTGCGTGACATCCTCGTGCTGAACTTCCCCCGCTCCGCATGGGAGAAGGACGGCCTGGGCGCGTTCTCCAAGCGCGAGATGAGCCAGGACGAGATCGACAAGGTGATGACGACCTTCGAGAAGGGCATCACCTCCGGAATCATCGACTCCTCTGACCTGAACGACCTCAACAAGATGCGCGAGAGCATCGGCTTCGAGGACAGGGACGAGCCCATCGAGAACGAGGCCATACCCGGCGTCGAGGAAGAACCCATCGACGTTAAGGACGAGGGAGAGAAGAAGAACCTCATGGCCCGGCTAAAGAAATTCCTGGGGCTCTAGACCATGGCGACGCCTCCTGGCTCTGGCGAGATAGACAGGCCGACAGGCAAGACCTACTGGTTCCCCACGGGAACCCAGCGCACCGAGTACATGCCCGCAGGAGGTCTTACCGCCTCGGGCCAGTGGGTGCCCCTCTTCCTCGCGGATGACGGCTCGGTAATTATTTCCGAGGAGGGGAACACCACCCCTGCGTTCAATGACGCCCTGGAGGACGTAACCCCCGGGGCGGAGCAGACTCTGGCGTCAGAAACCGTGCCCGCGGGGTTCCGGCGCCTCATCCACCAGGTTCTCGTGGTAACTAGGGTCTCTGGAGCCTTCCAGGTGCTATCGGGAACCGACGTCATCGGGTCAGGCCGAACTGGCCCCGGGTGCAGCGGCGTGATGCCGTTCAATCCGCCCCGACCGATGGCGCCAGGTACGAACTATAAGGTGCTCTTCACATCGAGGTTGAACGCCCCGGTGCAGGATGTAGAATGCTATGTACAGGCAGCTGATGTGCCTATCTAGGGGGAACCATGAGCACTGACGTAAGGGAAGCATTTCCGACTACCGAGACAGCCTTAGGCGTAGGCGTACCCCTCACCACATCGAACGAAGGCGACGCTGCGTCCGCGAAGACCGGCGCCACGATGTACTCCTACAAGGACAAGGACGGGAACCTCGCCCTTCCCCAGCTCGATAACCAGCGCAGGCTGCCCGTCTCCATAGAGCCCCAGGGCACGCGTCTCCGCCAGCCCGGGCAGACCGTGGCCGGCGCTCTCCTGGGCGGTCCCACCTACACCTTCGTCAACGTCCTCTCGCAGCCCCTCGTGGCCGCGAGCGGCTACGTGGACATCCGCGGCAACGTGAACTGCCGCAGGTCCGCCCTCTTCCAGCTCCTCTACCGCGACACGGTGAACACCGTGATCCTGGACGAGGCCATCGTGGACTCGGGCCAGTACAAGGCCCCCATCGGATTCCTCGACGACCAGTTCACTGTGCCGGCCTCCGGCGTGTCCCCTGAGTTCGTGATCCGGGCAGGGAACTATGATAAGGCCTCAGACCTACATGCTTCCCTCATATGCACGCAATTAGCCTGATCCTCCTCCTCATCTCTGGCCTAGCCTTCGGGGCGTCGGACCTGGGTCCGGTATTCCCGACGCTGCTTGACTCCTCATTGAACTCATCGGCGCCGACAAAGTCAGTGTCCGGTGACACTGCATCGGGTAAGGTTGGCAACGTAGGGTTCAGTTTCATCGACAGCTCCTCGAACCTAGTTCTGCCGCAGCTCAACTCAGCGTCGAAGCAGCAGACATCCGTATACGACATGAACGGAGTCGGGATACTTTCCAGCTTTGGATCTGCAGCATCTGGGCTTCGTGTAGCCGCTGTACTCGGGAACTCGTCTGGAGAGGTAGACTACGGATACGGGAACGCAGGGCCTGGAACTCAGAGAACGGTGTCCATACCTTCGGACGGAACCAGGTCCAGTTACTCTGCTGCCATCCTAGGACTCGTAGTCGCAAACACCCCGACTGATGTGTTCACGATCCAGGGAAGCGCGACGAAGACCGTAAGGATCACCAGGATAGGGATAAGCGGAACTCAGAATACTTCCGCCATCAGGGACATAGTCTTCATAAAGAGGTCATCAGCGGACTCCGGTGGAACATCCACTACTGCGACACTGGTTCCGCATGATTCCAACAACGCTGCCGCGACGGCAGTGGTGCGCTCGTACACGGTAAATCCTTCATCCCTCGGAACCGCGGTAGGAAACATCAGGACTATAAAGTTTGACCTTGAGGCGACTAACCTAGTCGGTTCAAGTGACCACATGGAGATAAAGTTCGGTGACAATCCCTCTCAGGCCATAGTTTTAAGGGGATCCAGTGAATTCCTGTGCCTGAACCTTAATTCAGTTACCTCATCCACCAACTCTTTCAACTTCTACGTAGAGTTCACGGAGGAATGATGAAGATTATGATCGTATCCATCATCCTGGCAGCGTCATTGACCCCTGATTTCGCCATGGGCATCTCCAGCAGCACCTTCGTTGCCCAGGAGATCAAGGACTTCAATGCCGGTAACTCAGAGCTCGATGTAGAGGGAACAGGACTCACAACGGCGAATCTGAACGCTGCGACCAACATAGACTATGCGATGACTGCGGACAGCTATCTCATAGGAGTTCAGCTGAACGTGTCCGGCGCTACCATGGGTGACACCCTGGACATCCAGGTCATAGACAAGGACAATATCCTCGGCCACGGCTCAAACTTCGTGGTGAAGTCTCCTGTGAACGGATTTCCAATGCTGACGGATCAGCAGTCTCAGGGTAAGTTCTCTTCCGTGACTCCTGGGGCTAAGATCCTCTCAGGACTCTACTTGAGGATAGTGTACCACTCGACCAGCGTCCTGACTGCTGCAAGGGTCTCAGCGGCGTACGCATTCCAGAAGGTACTTTACTAATATGAACGAGCACCTGAAGGTCTCCATCATGAAGCACCTCTCGGCAAAGGCCGACACCTGGGCCTCGACAGTGGAGAAGGTGAAGGAGGAGACCGGAGCCGGTCCATTGTTCGTCGAGCGCGCCATGAAGGACCTCGTCGAGTGCAGGCACCTGAAGCGCCTCGATCAGGGAGGCATGCCCACCTACACGCCTGCCGGGAAGATCGACGGGAAGTACAGCCCCTACAACCAGAAGCGCCTCGCCCCCGAGAAGGGGTGGGCCCAGAAGTACGAGGACCACCCGTGGCACAGCGACATCAAGGGCCCCAAGGCCGTCTGATCGTCCTCGGGAAAGAGGACATCCGGCGCCTCAAGAATTCGGCAAAGGTTGCCCAACGAGTCGAGAACAAGTGGTCCCGACGGCTCGAGGACGAGATTTTGACGGCCTCCCGGCAAGCAGCTGACGCCGTGTCCGCGGGAGCGGATCCCGTGGTTCCTGACTTCGAGCGACTCCTCATCGAGCACTGGTTCGAGAGCCACATGGCGGGCTTCAAGGAGGCGGAGGGGAACGTCGAAGAACCAAAGGACTCCAAGCTCATGGCGGACCTCTGGATCCGCATGGGCAGAAGGCCACGGACGCTAAAGGACATCATGCGCGCCTACGACCTCTGGCGCCGCGGCCTCTTCAAGCCGAGGAAGGCCGTGAGGGAGGCGAAGGACCTCAAGCGTCGGTACCTTGACGCCGTGAAGCGCGCCTGGAAGCGGTACTCGGGGGAGTTCCGCGAGGGCGACGTGGCAACGCAGGACGAGGTGAGGGAGAAGGTCAGGGACGCCGCCAAGACCACCACCTCCCGGGCCCAGACCATCGTAAGGACCGAGACCACGCGGTACTACAACCAGGCAAGAATTGACGTCTACGACAAGGCCCCCGACATCACGCACTACCTCTTCCTCGCCGTGCGCGACAAGGCCACGACGCCCTGGTGCTGCCGCGGGGCGTGGCACGGCGACCCCTCGCGCCGGAAGAGCATGGAGAAGGCCTACGGATCGCTTGCCGGCTACGTGGGCAGGTCCGGCCTCGTCTACACGAAGGGGGCGGCCATCACCATCCGGGAGCGCCCCCCGTGCCACTGGAACTGCCGATCCGAGTTCCTGCCCCTGAACAGGTTCAACCCCGCGCACCGCAGGCTCATCGCCGACGAGTCGATCCGGCGCGAGAACGTCAAGTGCTACCCCTTGCCCAGGGGATGGAATAAAGCAGCTTGACGCCCGGTGTGCTGCCCCAATATCATTGGCCCAATGGGTAAGAGTGTTCAGCTTCAGTCCGTGGGGTATCTCGAGGGTGACGGCAAGGACGTCTCGACGGAGGTCTTCGACCGTCCCGTGATGCTCGTCTATGCCGGCCAGTTCGACTCCATGGACGGCCCCGTCGAGATCACCGCGAACCACATCGAGCGGATCGCCTCCGAGCACAACTCGCTGCTCTCGAAGATGAAGAACCTCCTCACGGGCGACATCCCCATGAGGCACTACCCTCCCGTTCAGCTGGACCACTCCACGTCCGCTGCCCACACCATCGGCCGCCTCGTAGGCGACCTCGCCGTTGGGAAGGCCATGATCGAAGGCGAGGAGAAGGTAGCCCTCTTCGGCACCGCACGGTTCCTTGGCCGCGACAACGTCGAGAAGGCAAAGGACGGCCGCTACACCCACGTCTCCATTGGCGCCGACCTAGAGAGCTGCAAGCTCAACGAACTGTCCGTCACCCCGTTCCCTGCCGCGCCCCATGCGAGCCTTCTGTCGAAGTCTAAGGCTGAGATCAGTGCCGCAGTTCAGGTAGCGAGAGGCATCTACTCCAAGGTTTCCAGCCATGCTCCTTCTGTGGAGTCCGACAGTGAGGGGATCGTAAGTCTGTTCTTCGAGACCGAGAAGGAGGCGTCCTCTGCGGCGCAGCTCCTGAAGGGCACAGGAAAGTTCAAGAGCGTCGTGAAGGACGGGGACGCTGTCCATGCGTACCTTTCCAGGCACTACCACCTCGCCGAGCACAACGGCGTGAAGTATGAGGTCCGGGAAGTCGAGCCGGGCGAGTTCGACATCGTCGTAGAGGGAAAGGTTGTCACGCATCACGCCGGCAGCGCGGAGGAAGTGGACCGCGAGGCACAAAGGTACATTGACCACGAGAAGAAAGAGGTAGGTATGCACGAGAAACTCAAGAAGCACCTCATGGAGCACCGGAAGATGTCCGAGCAGGACGCCGAGAAGCTCTCCGCCGAAGTGGTTAAGCACCACATGGGCAAGATGAACAAGTCCGACGAGGACATGAAGAAGCACATGGCGAGCGCCGACGACGCCGAGTGCAAGCGCATGGCCGAGGAGCACGACGAGCACCTGAAGCACCTCGCGGCCGAGGCCGACAAGGAGAAGCAGAGGCTGAAGGACGAAGAGGAGAAGAAGGAGAGCGAGAAGAAGCTCTCCGCCGCGCGCGCGAGCGTCGTGACCCTCTCCAAGGGCATCAAGGCTGCCATCACCGGCCTAAGCTCCGAGATCCGCATGGCGGGCATCCAGCACCGCGTGGCGAAACTTCGCTCCGCAGGCAAGATCACCCCCGCTGAGATCAAGAAGCTCGATGTCGTGAAGCTCGCGTCCCTGAGCCAGGAGGCCGTCGAGGCCGCCCTGGGCGCCTTTGAGATCCTTGAGCCCCGCGTGGACTTCGGCGCCGTCTCCGGCACCACGAAGGCCGACATCGTGTCCGTCGTTGCGAAGAAGTTCCGCATGGCACGCCTCGAGCTCGAGACCCGCCTCAACATGCCATCCAAGAAGGCAGAGGCAGAGGCCCTGCTCACGAAGCTCTCCGAGGAGGAGAGGAAGGAAATGGCGGCTGCCCGGGCGGACGCAGGCGAGCCCTCCAAGGGTGTGCTGACGAAGGTGTCCTACGACGACCTGTGCAAGATGCTCGAGGACAAGGAGAAGCACGAGGATCTCAAGAAGCACCTCAAGCATCTCGTTGACATCCACGGGTCCGAAGGCGATGCTCACGGCGGCGAGGAAGAGGGTAAGCGAATGTCTGCGCTTGCAAAGAGCCAGACGGAGCTTCAGAATAGGTTTGAAGAGCTGGTATCCGCCGTGGCCCCCGCGCTCGGAATCAAGCCCGAAGAACTCAAGCAATAACGGAGGAAACCAGAAATGGGTAAGTCTGCAATCGACGCAGAAGTGAACAATGAAATCTTCAGGAAGGACTGGTCCGCGATCATCGCCTATCGCCGTGACCTGGCATCCATCGAGCCTGCGCGTCTTGCATACGACGCCGCCGGCTACCTCGCAGGTCAGTGCCTCGCGCGCGTGACCAGCACCGGCGTGTTCGGCAAGTGGAGCGCGGTGTCCGGTCTCTCGACCGACACGCCCTGCGTCCTCATGGAGAACGTGCCCGTGTCCGACGAGAACTCCGCCCTCACCGGCGGCTCTCTCGCCCGTGCGATCTTCACCGGCTTCGTCTACAAGGCCAAGCTCCTTGACTACACCGGGGCTTCCCAGCTCGGCGGCAAGGAAATGACCGACGCGACCGGCATCACCGTGGTCAAGTTCTAAGGGAGAAGGGAAAAGAAAATGGCAAACGAGTTCTTCACAAACGAATACACCTCGGTGATCCAGAAGCTGGTTCACGAGGTGGTCAACGATCCCAGCACCTACCTGGGCTCCAAGTACATCCCCTCCGTCGCTCTCCCCGTGGACCGCGTCCGCGTCGAGATCGTCGAGGCTTCCGGCGGCGCGACCATGGAACACGCCATGGGCACCGACGTGAAGTACACCCAGTCCTTCGGGACCCGGGTGCAGGAGTTCGCGCCCCCCGCCTACAAAGAGGCCATTCACTACGATGAGAAGAAGATCGTGCATCTTCGCCGCATCGGCCAGAATGACACCTCCCAGCGCGGCGTCCGCCAGTACATCGACCTGGACATCGACCGGCTGAACCGCCGGCTCGAGACCCGGATCGAGCTCCTGCGCTGGAACGCGATCTTCGGCGGGTCCTTCAGCTACATGGGCCAGACCTTCAGCTACGGAATCCCCGCAGGGAACACCGCTGTTCCCCTCGGCGCGGTGTGGTCGCTCGACGGCGTGAACCCCAACCCGTCCGCGAACCCCATCGCCGACATCCGCTACTGGACCCAGGGGGGCCTCGCGGACTTCCGCAAGTACAAGATCAAGCGGATGATCTGCAACCCGAACACGGCCCGCTTCGTGCTGGAGAACACCAACACGAAGGCGTACCTCTCGAGCATCGGCGCAAACCCGAACATCTCCGAGTGGACGCTCCCCAAGCTGATCGCGTTCCTCATCCCCGGCGGTCCGGAAGTGGTCGTCTACGACGGCTGGTTCCAGAACGAGACGGTGACGAGCAACAAGATCACCGTGGGCAACGGCGTGTACTTCATCCCCGACGGCGGCATCTTCTTCGAAGCCACGCTGCCCGGCGGTGATATGATCGGCGAGTTCGTCCAGGGCCTGAACCTGGCCTCCGGCACCATCGACAGCCCCGGATTCGGGAAGTTCCTGGTGGTCGAGGAGAACATCGCTCCCGGCACGAAGGGCGGCCCCGGTAACCCCTACGTTGACATCATCGCTGGCGTCAACGGCGGCGTGAACCTGTACCGCAGCTTCGACGTCCTGACGGCTAACGTGCTGTCCGGCGCCCTGAGCATCCCGTCCGCCTGAGTGAATTGAGTTCGGGCGCTGGACAATGTGGTGTCGTCCAGCGCCCGAATACTTTCAGACACCACGAAAACGGAGAGATCCATGAGTTCCCCTGACACCAGCAAGAACCCCGAAACCACGAAGATGACGAACCCGCCTGCGAGCCAGGTGAAGATGGTGAAGGTCAAGGCCCTCCACCCCATCCGCGTGATGAAGGGCGGCCACGAGCACATCGTGACCCCGGGCCAGGTCGCCGAAGTGACCCCCGAGGAAGCGCATGAGTTCTGCGACAAGAAGTTCCAGCTCGGGCACCGCGACGCGTTCGGCAACATCGACCCGATGATGGACGCTTCGGTCAAGAAAGAGATTACGAGAGCAGTGAGAGTCTGATTCCTGGTTCCTTTTCGGGGGAACGGGGACGAGGAGTCTGAGGACCGGGCCTCCCCTCACCGGGGGGCCCGGAACACCTGGAGGATAAGTGGGGCGCTACGTTTCGCAGGAGCAGGTACTGGTAAGGCTCCGGGGCAAGGTGAAGGTCACCGACAACCCCGACGAGCAGCCCGACCGCATGCCTGTGATGCTGCTGAACCGCCTCATATCCGAGGCCGAGGGACAGGTCGAAATGGACCTCTCCCCGCGCTACATGGCCCCGTTCCAGCGCTCCGACGGCCGCGGCTTCGCCGCCCTCCCCGAGCGCCCCACCAGAGAGGTCCTGCGCACCCTGTGCGAACTCCTAGCCGTGATCCGCGTGCTCGAGACCGACTTCGGCCGCGGGTCCGCTGCCGATGCCTCGAAGTACGCCGACTCGACCCAGAAGCGGTACGACTTCATGCTCTACGGCGACGAGACGAAGGGCGTGCCCGGGCTCCTGTCGCTCCGCAAGGACACCTATAACCAGTACCGCCTGCCGCCCCTGCCCGGCCTTAAGTCGAACTACCACATGGGCGCCGTGGACACGGGGTTCATGGGCTACGTGGACCGATCCGACGACGTCGGCGAGGGCAGCTACCCCTCCCACCAGATCAATTCCCCGGGGGAGAACTTCTGGAACGGCTTCATCGACTCCATGGAGCAGGACTTCACGGGTGACACGTGAGGGCCTCGGTAAGGGTCGAGTTCGACTTCCCCGACGTCCTCCGAAGGTTCGAGCAGTCCTTCGACCGCATCAAGATAGCCGTGGCATCCACGGTTCAGACCCAGGTGGGCCTGCGGTTCGACCGCGAGGGCGCGCACAACAACCATGACGCCTGGGCCCCGCTCGTCATGCGGGACGGCATGATCCTCTCGCTCACGGGCACCATGAGGAAGTCCATCGCGCCCCCCGGCGCCGACGGCAATCCCGGGCCCCAGGGCTTCGTCGAGGCGCGCGGCCTCCCGAGCGACATGCTTGTCGAGGTGGGGACGAAGGTCCTCTACGCCTCCACGCACAACAACGGCGCCGTCATAAAGCCCGTGAACAAGCGGGCGCTGCGGTACATGAACCCCGCCACAGGCAAGTACGTCTTCAGCGGGAAGTCCGTCATCCCGAAGCGGAATTTCACTGACATGAACGAGACCGACCGCCAGGAGATGGAGGAGACGCTCACGAACCTCGTGCGCGACATCCTCGAGGGCCCCGTAGCATGAGCCACATCCCGGGCCAGAAGACTGACGTCATCGACAAGCTGGAGGCGAGGCCCTTCCTCGACGGTCCCACGGAGGCCCTGGTGAAGGCCACGGCCCGGTCCGTGGCTTCGGTGAAGCAGTTCAAGCTCATCTTCGGCGAGAACATCGACGTCTACGAGAGAATAGATTACTCGGAGCGTCAACTTCCCGCGCTGCGTGTCTACAACCACTCCTTCACGAAGGAGCACGAGTCCCATTACGTCACGGGCGAGATCCTGATGGACATCATCTGGCCCCCCGCGATCCGCCGGAGCGAGAACCAGAACTTCCAGGACGTCCTCTGCTCGGCCATGATGCAGCAGCTCCGCCGCCCGAACTACTTCGCCGCCCTCCGGAAGGCCGTGCCCGGCCTCAACGAGCACGGCAAGGTGTTCTCCGTCAACAAGGAGCTGGGCATGAAGCTCGACGACGGGTTCCTGCCCATCACCGAGATGAGGGTCAACTTCCGGATTGATCTCAAGGTCTGGGACGAGTATCTTGAGAGCATGGGCCGAACCAAAGAGGATCCCTTCGAGGTCACGCTCAAGAACCTGGAGACCATCGCGTCGGTCATCATGCCGACCCTAGATGACGGCACCCAGGACGATCCGGCTAAGGTTCAAATCATTCAAAAGGCAGGGGGAAATTAAAAATGGCTGTTACCTCAATCGGCTTCCAGAAGACTCCGGCGCGGCCCACAGAGATTACCTTCGCCGCGAACACGAACCTTCCCGATCCGAACCAGACCGTGGGCCTCATCGGCCACATGGGCCCCACCGGCGGCGCCGCCGTATCAGGCGTGGCCTCCGGCTCCGCCGTGCCCTACTCCGTGGTCCCCATGTCGAACGTCGCCGAGTCCGTGGCCGGCGCCACGGAGGCCAACGCCAAGTTCGGCGAGGGCTCCGAGCTCGCCAAGATGGTCATCGCCGCCATCAAGGCCAACGAGGCCGTCGGCTCCTCAAACTTCCCTCAGATCACCTGCATCCCGCTCCAGCAGACCGACGCCGACTTCGGCGAGCTGAACGTGGCGCTGAAGCCCAAGGGCCTCGCCGCCGCCGACAAGTTCGAGTGCGAGTTCCTCGTCTCCCCCTACGACGGTGAGGACACCGTCCTCGGCGACCAGCTCGAGGAGCAGGCCCAGACCATGAGCGGAGCTACCCGCGTGCAGAACGGCCAGTACGGCACGATCAGCGTGGCGTTCAACCGCAGCGTGCAGGACCCCTCCACGCTCCACAAGTACGACAGCCAGTTCATCTGCCCTGCATGGCTCCGTGACATCTCCGACGGCTCCAACCCCTCCTTCGCCGCCCCCGCGAAGAGCGTGGCCGAGATGGCCGCTGCAGTGGCCGCCATCATGGCCTCCGGAACCGTTCCCTTCAATCCCCAGGACGACAAGGTCATGGGCGACATCGACGCCCCCTCGAACTCCGAGGACTGGATCACCGTGGGCGCCGGGCTCGAGTCCGAGGCGGCCCTGGGCCGCGGCTGGACCCCGATCCGCGTTCTCCCCAACGGCGACGTGTCCCTGGTGCGCACCGTCACCTCCCGCCTCACCACCGGCGACGGCGTGACCCAGGTCCTATCCTACTACGACGTCCAGGACTTCCAGGTCCTGTACTTCTTCAGGAAGGCCATCGTAAACCGCCTGAACCAGCCCGACTTCAAGAACGTGAAGAACTCGGCGCAGAAGCGCATCGACGCCAAGAACGCCGTCGTTAAGCTGGCATCCGACTTCGAGGACCAGGGAATGCTGCAGGCCGTGGCGCAGCTAGCCCCCCTCATCGTGGTCGAGCAGAACGCGACCGACCGGAGCCGGATGGACATCTTCATCCCCGTGAACGTCGTGCCCGGCCTCCATGTCGTGGCGACCAACATCCAGGCGACCACCGAGTTCGACGTCATCACCGTTTAAAGGAGACCTTAAATGGCAACAACATATGCTGATCGTGCATTCATCACCGTCAACGGTGCGCCCATGATCGACATCCAGAGCGCGAGCCTGAAGCGGAACCTGAACGCCAAGGCCGTGCCTACGATGACCCCCGACCAGTTCAACCGAGGCTTCGTCGTGGGCAACACCGACATCGACATCGACGTGGAGGTGGCCGTCCAGAACACCCTGGCCTCTCCCAAGCTCGAGAGCCTGCCCTTCAAGACCGCAAACGTGGGCCTCGTGTTCGTCTGCGGCGCCGACCAGTACGTGGCGACTGGCCTCTTCATGAAGAACGTCGACCAGACCTCGAGCGGCATCGGAACCGAGGTGAAGAAGCACTTCGCCATGGGCGCCATCAAGCTCGTGGACTCCGTGGGCAACGCGGCAGACGTATTCAACATCCAGCTCTAAAGGTAGGGTTCCCCCGTGAAGCAGCAGGACAGTCCGCAGATCCATGAGATGAGGTTCGGTATCGACTACTCGTTCGAGGTCGAATGCCGAAGGCTCAAGGTGAGGGTGAGGCCGCTTTCGAGCCTCGAGATCGTCCAGACGACCACGGCCGCAGGGGAGGCATACCAGAAGCTCCCCGAGGGCCAGAGGATCTCCATCACGGCGAGCCTCCTTCTCGCCATGCACCAGCTCGAGGCCGCATCGAAGCCAGACATCGGAGATCAAGCTACGCTCCCCATGAGCGTCATGCAGCTCATGACGCCCGACGAGGTGAACCACCTCTGGAAGCAGTACGTAAGGGTGTGCGACCGCGTGAACCCCTCCCTTGAGGAGATGCCGGCGGACGAGTTCAACAGGCTCGTAGAGGATCTAAAAAAAAGCTCAGATCAAGTGTCGATTCTGACCGACTTGTCTATCTCGGGCTTGATTCAGGTCTGCCGTCACTTGCTCGCACAGCCTCCCGCCTCACCCCCGGCCAGCTGACCTGGTTCCTGGTGCACAAGGTTGCATCGAGTGATATGTTGAAATGAGGGGAGAATGCCTTGGAAACAAAGGTCTCGGTACGGAGCGACCTCCTAAAAATCGCTGAGGACCTCAAGGTCATTGCCAAGACCGCTGAGGACACCGCCAACTCGCTCTCCGAGGCCACGAAGGAGGTCGCATCGAACGTGAACGACCAGGTCGCCGTTACCACCGGGGGCCTCGATAAGATCCGCAAGTTCGGCAAGGCCATCGCCAAGGACCTCGCCTCGGACTTCAAGGCACTCTTCTCCGTGAACGCGCTGGCCTCCGGCATGAAGCTCTCCGAGCAGTTCGCGGGCTCCATCAAGCAGGCCGTGAGCCTCAACGACGCCATGAGGAACCTAGCCCCCATTTTCGGAATGAACGAGGAGAAGGCGGAGAAGTTCAAGCGCACGCTCGTGAAGGGCCTGGCCGAGATTGGCCTCGGGTCTGACGCCGCGGCGAACGCCCTGCAGGGCCTTGCCGAGACGAACGTCAGGGGAGAGGAGAACCTCTCGGCCTACGCGAAGACGGCCGGCGAGCTCGCCGGGATAACGAACCAGAAAGGCCAGGAGGGCGAGATCGGCAAGGGCCTCGCCCGAGTCGTCACCGCCCAGGGCGGCAACGTGAACGACCCGCGCGCCATGCAGCGCGTGGCCGACGACGTGGTGCGGATCCGGAACGCCACGGGCAAGTCCGCTACCGAGGCGCTGAAGACTTTAGATGATTTATTCTCTCATGCTAATTCTGAACTCAAAGGAAAGATAACCGGAGGAGGCGGCGTGAGCCTCGCCTCGGCGGCCCTCATCGGCGGCGCAGGATCTACGGACTTCCTCAAAAGATTCCTCGGCATGGACTGGCGCCAACGTTCAGGTTTAGAAGCTAGAGGAATGGGAAAGCTTATTGGCTCCAATGGCGAGTTAAATCCGGACGCTTTTCAGAAAACACTCGCAACTGCTAAAAATTTAGGAGGCGGAAACGTCGAGGCTGGCCTCACCACGTTCGGCATGTCCGATGAGGAGGCCAAGGGCTTCATGCGCCTTGCCGAGGCGATGAAGGTCAACGGCGACGCCATCGAGCGGGCCCGCCAGTCCACGGTGAGCATCAACGATGAGTACCGGAAGACCATGGGCCTAGGGGACGCCTTCAGGGCTAACCTCAACAAGGTGAAGGGCGGCTTCACCGAGCTCATGGACAAGATGGGCGCCCCGGACGTCATCAATAAGACGACCGATGTGCTCGGGAAAGCATCCCAGTCAGGGGCCGGCGCCGCGGCGGTCGTGGGGGGCAGCGCCCTCCTGGCTGCCGTCCTAACGGGCAAGGGCCTGAAGGGCATCGGCGGATCCCTCCTGGGCGACGAGGCGAAGGCCAAGGCCATCGAGGCCGTCACGGGCGAGCACGTGCAGAAGGTCGAGGTCATAAACTTCCCCGCGGGAATGGGCCTGGGCGGCCTTGGGGGAGCCGCAACGGGCGCGGGAGGCATGCTGGGTAAGGCGGGCCTCTACGGGGGCGCCTTGGCCGTAGGAGCGGGCGCAGCGACCGCCGTGGACAGCATCCCTGCCGTCCACACGGCGGCCCAGAGCATCGCCGGCAAGGTACTTGACCTGTTCGGTGCTGACTCCCAGGCCAAGGCCGAGCGGATGGCCAAGGAGCAGGAGGAGTTCCGCGCCAGGCGCATCACGGGCGGGGCCATGAGCGCCGACCAGGTCGCCGCCATCACGCGCTCCATGCGCCAGGACGTGAAGGTCACCATTGACACGAAGGACAAGAGCCTGAAGGCATACTCTTCAGGAAGCAGGGGTAACGCTCAATGAGCTACGGTCCAGACTCACTCATACCCAGGTCCGCCCTCACCGTAGGGACGGCGTCCACCGCCCTCACCGCCCTCACTGGCGCCATCGCCAACACCTGGGACATCGACGAGGGTTCCTACGGCCACGACGGCGACCAGGTCCTCTTCCACGTCTTCAAGACTCCAACAGATTCAATTGAGGCAGCCCTCGGGAAGGTCCAGGACACCGGCGGTCGCCGAAAGGTCCCCATCGTGTTCCCCTACGTCGAGGGTCAGAGCACGGACGACCTGGGCCGCAAGGGCGAGATGTTCGACATCGACGTCCTCATCTTCGGCGTCAACTACAAGCAGCAGTACCAGCTCCTCCTCGAGGCCCTCGACGACCCCCGCCCGGGAACCCTCGTCCATCCCGTCCGCGGCCGCATCACCGTCGCCGCTGAGGACTGGGTCGTAACGCACGAGAGCGAAAAGAAGCAGGCCGTGGCCCTGAGGGTCCGCTTCATCGAGCACAACTTCGACGTGGACTACTCGACCATCAGCGTGGCCGACAGCATCCCGTCTGCCCTGACACTCGCCGTATCCTTCATCGGGAAGCTCGCATCGGTCCTCGCCACGGTCCAGTCCGTGGAGTTCATCGCCAACAACACGAGGAACCTCGTCGCGGCCCTCGTATCCGGGTACCAGGACGACTACATCCTGACCCTCACGCAGCTCAACAAGACCTTCAACCCCGACGGATCCGGGAGCATCCCGGCCCTGAATCCAGTGGTCGCAGGCCAGAGCGACGAGGTCTTCAACGTAACGACCACCTTCAACGACGTCTTCAACGGCTCGCAGTCCATCAACCAGACCCAGACGGCGGAGAGCCAGGAGCTGACGGCTGCGCTCGCCACGCAGCAGGCCATCGACCGTGTGAACCAGACCCGTGCCCTCCTCGAGAGCGCCATCGAGCAGATCGAGGCGACAGAGTTCGGCGACGGCGCCCTCATCTTCTTCGACGAGATCCTGACCATGCAGGAGTCCGCGATATCGATGCAGTCGGTCCTAGAGCTAGGGATCCAGACGTCGAAGAACACCGTGGTGAGCTACATGACCCCGAGGGACATGAGCGTCCGGGAGGTGTGCTTCGCGAACGGCCTCTCCCCTGACAAGTCCTACGACGTCGAGGTCCTGAACCCCGACCTCGAGTCCATGAACCACATCCCCAAGGGGACCACCGTTCAGGTACCCACCTGATGGCGCTCCTCGGGACTCCCGCAGCATCCGAGCTACAGCGGTACCTCGCCAAGAACGGGAGGTTCCCTCCCGTGACCCTCCAGGTCCTGCCCATCGACGGGTCGAGGCAGCCCGTGGAGTTCAACAGGTTCTCCTCCTACAGCTTCGTCACCTCCGTCATCGTCCCCGTGGACTCCTTCCAGTTCACGATGAGGAACCCCACGCTAGAGGGGTCCCTCCTGAACTTCGTTCGAGACGGCGACATCGCGGTCCTGAAGGCGAACGGCCAGGTCGTGTGCACGGGGATCGTGGACACGGTGAACGTGAAGACGGGCCCCGACGTAGGCGAGGAGGTCGTGGTCCAGGGCCGGAACCTCCTCTCCCAGCTCGAGGACCAGTCCACGGTGAACGACGTGGACGACCCCATCTGGGGGAACCGGATGGGCTTCGACGCCGTCATCAACGCCCTCATCATGAACACCAGGATCAACTTCTACCGCACCCAGCAGGCGCCGACGCTGCCCTCGCTACCACTCTTCGCAACGGAGCCAGGAGAGAGCAAGCTCTCAGCCCTCATGCGCTACCTCGAGCCCCTGAACTGCCTCGTGTGGTCGGACGCTGACGGAACCGCCGTCCTGGGCCGGCCAGACATGGGGGGCGACGTCCTAGGCTCATTCATGATGGACCGCGAGAACCGCGCCGCTAACTGCCTCTCGATCCAGGCCAACTACTCCTCCACGCGCATCCCGAACATCGTGCTACCGATCTGGACTGGCCAGGAGACGGTGCAGAGCAGGGTGACGAAGGAGCAGGCCGTCCCGAACAACGCCAAGGGCCCGAAGCGCCTCCTCTCCCAGGGCCACAGGGTAACGAAGTGCGTCGTCGTATCGAACCCACAGGGCTCGGATCCGCAGGCCCTCTCCCAGACGAACCAGCTCGTCCTCTCCGGCGGATCAAACGTGCTCCAGGCCTACGCCAAGCGGGAGCTTGCCCGGGCGAACGTGGGCGAGCTCGGCGTCCAGGTGAACATCAAGGGCCACTACAACTCCGACCTCGACCCCATCATGCCCGATACGAACTACCAGATCGTCTACCCCCGCGCCTCGGTGAACGAGGACATGTATCTCCACACCGTGGAGTACGGCATGGAGGAGAAGGAGGGGCAGCGCACGTCCCTGTTCTTCTGCAAGAAGGGGGCAATCGTTGCCGACGTCTCCGTGCAGTCGAAGAAGTCCGCCTCCACGAAGAGCCTCGCATCGGGGGCCACATGACCGAGATGGAGATCCGGGCCCTGATCCGCGCAGAGGTAAGGGCCGCCATGAACGTCGTCCTGAACGGAGAGACGGCGGCCAACGATGGGATGACCGAGGACATCAACGCCCTCTTCCCCGGCATGCCCGTCATCGAGAAGAGACCCATCATGCACCCCTACGGCTTCGTCTCGCGGGCGCCGGCGGGAACCATCTCCGTCACCGTGAGGACGGGGGACCACGTCGCAAACCGCATGACCATCGGTCACAGGGACAAGGACCGGCCTGAGGTCCAGGAGGGTGAGACCATGGTCTACAACCTCTTCGGGGACCAGGTCTACCTGAGCGAGGGAGTCATTACGGCGACCACGCCAAAGTGGGTGACCGCCGCCGACATGGTATTCATCGGGAGCGACGCAGCCGACGAGCCCTTCGTCCTCGGGAAGGTATTCAAGAAGTGGGCCCAGGACCTCCTGGACCAGCTTCAGCAGGAGACGCACATAAGCGGGCTCCCTGGGTACCCCACAACGGTGCCGCAGAACGCCGCCCAATACGCACAACTCAAGGCTTCCCCCATCGACGACGACGCTGTACTCTCAGATAAGATATTCGGGGAGAAGGGTTGACGCATGGCAATGACAGGGGCCGGACTGGCAGCCGCACGCAAGGCTAAGATCGAAGGGGCTTTCGGACCTCCTACGGACCAGGCCAGCTTCGACTCTTGGCTCCTGAAGGACTCCGAGGCCATCGTGGAGTACATCCAGGGGAACGCCGAGGTCCCCGCAACTGGCACCGTCCTGGACGGCCCCGGGGAAGGCGGAAACGTCTCGACTACGGGTACAGTTACATGAGCTGGCGCATAAACCCTAAGACCGGCGACTACGTCATGGTGAACGGCGCCCCCGTGGACGACCCGTCCCTCATCTACCCGGCCTACTACCGCGTGAAGGCCGAGCGCACGCGCTGGCTCTACGCACCGGACACGAACTGGGGGTCCGACCTCTACACCGTGAAGAAGAGGTTCACCTCGAACGAAGTGAACCCCTTGACGAACATCGTGAAGCGCGCGCTGCAGCCCATGGTGACGGACAAGAGGGCTAAGTCCACTTCCGTTGACTTCCTCGCCCCGGCGGGATTGAACGATACCCAGATGAACGCGACCATCGTCGATGCCCAGGGGGAACCACAGGTGCTCCCCCTCGTCGCTGTCGGAGGTAAATTCTAAATGGCCATCAAGACACCAACCCAGGCAGGCGACGACTACCTCACGCAGCTCAAGGCCCTGAAGCCCGAGGTGAACACGAAGCAGACGGACTCCGACTGGTGGATCCGCTCGCGCGTGGTGGGCGGCACCGCCGCAGGCATCTACGCTGACCAGCGCCTCATCTCGAACGATGCCCTTCCCACCCGGGCACGCCGTGAGGCCGTGGCACGGTTCCTCGACCTCTACTTCGAGGGCGGGTTCATCGACGCCACGCAGGCCGTGGGCAACGTAGCCGTCACCGGCAACCAGGGAATGACCCTCACGCAGGGCCTCCAGTTCTCCTACCTCCCGAACGGGAACGTCTACCAGTCCACCCAGACGATCGTCCTGCCCGCCGCGACCGGAGGCCAGGTCTCTGGCCTCGTCCCGGTCCGATCCGTCGCCGCGGGGCAGGAGCAGAACCTCCTCGCAGGCGCACCTCTCACGGTGAGCTCTCCTCCCATCGGCCTCAACTCCAGCGCCATCGTTGACGAGGACGGACTTGCCGACGCCCGCAACCCCGAGAGCACGGCGGAGGCCCGCGCCCGCATCGTGACCCGGATCAGGGAACCCCTCGGCGTTGGGCGCGAGTCGGACTACATCCAGTACGCCCGTGCAGCCGACCCCTCCGTCGTCTCGGCCTCCGTCATCCGCTACCCCTTCGGCCTAGGCACCGTCGCCGTCTACATCACCTCCGGCACCACCGACATCGACGCCGCCGTTGACGAGGGAATCCCCATCTCGGTCATCCCATCCGATGAGCTGGTAGCCATCGTGCAGGAGTTCCTCGAGGTGAACCGACCCGTCACCGATTGCGTGACAGTTCTAAAGCCGGTCGCAGTTACCCAGGACGCCACGGTCATGGTGAAGTTCAGCCACGGGGACATGAACACCATACTCTCGGGGCAGACACTCACCCAGGGCGAGCTCGTGGCCCGCGAGGTGAGCCGCGCCATCTACAAGACCCCGGTGGGGGGCCGCCGCATCGGCGTCTCAGGCTTCGTCGTTGCCTCCGAGATGGAGCAGACAATCGACGCCAAGCTCTCAAACGAGACCGTCGTCGTGGGCGCCATCCCCATCATCACCGACCGCCAGGTCCTTCCCCTCTCGGTCAGCGGGTACAACCGCGGGCTCCTCCCCAGCGAGGTCCCCGTACCCGGGACGATCACGGTGATCCCGTGGTCGCCGCTGTGACCCGATGCCAACCTTCCTCACCACGCAGCAGATATACCGCATCATCCAGAGGGAGCTTCCCCCCGGGAAGGTCTACCCTGACGGCCCTGCCTCTGCGTTCTTCTCGACGGCGGACAGCTACGCCACGGCGAAGGTCTTCGGCGACGCCTACTCCAACCTCCAGAGGATCTACGACAACTACTTCCCGCAGTACGCGGACGAGCTTCAGCCCGAGTGGGAGAACCTGGTACTAGGGAAGCAGCTGAGCGATGCCCTCACCCTGCAGGAGAGGCGCGACCGCGTGGTCGCCAAGATCAGGTCCCGCCGTCGCACCACGCCCGAGGACATCATCGCAACGGTGCACACCATCATCGACCCGTCAATCCTTGTCGAGATCGCCGAGTGGGGATGCATCACCGCGGGGTGGGAGCTGGACGAGTCCGAGCTCGACATCTCGACCATCCTGAACGAGTTCAACAACCTGAACCGGGTGGGCCCGGATCTCTGCACCCTGGACGCAGCCGACTTCGGCCTCACCGAGGAAGAGTTCCTCAGGTACAAGGAGCAGGCCTACACCTACGAGATCAGGGTCTACGGCTACACCCTCTCCGCCGAGGAGCGGGAGGACATCGAGAACGCGGTGCTCGCAGCAGAGCCCGCCAGGTCGCGGCATATCCTCTTGGATGGCCTTGATCCAAATGATAGCATCGGGGGGAGCACCTAATGGCCAACGATTCAACTTCCTTCTTCTACTGGTACAGACGCTACAAGGTCCGCGCCGTCGACATGACCGCGTTCCAGACCGCCATGACCGAGACCGCCCGTGGCCTCGGGGAGGGAACCCATGGGGCCGCCGTCCTCCGCGGCTTCGAGGTTGTTCCCGTGAGCGGCTACATGTTGGCCGTCTCCGGCGGCATCACCACCGCAGCCTCAGGCTACCTCGGCGTGATGAACTCGGGCGTCGTCCTCGACGCCACGGCGGCCGCGACAGGAGCCCTTCCTTGCCGTTCCCTCGTCGTGACGACCCCGGTCCTCACCGACGCCAACACGATCAACTCCCCCACGGCGCCGTTCAACCAGGTGCCCCTGAACCAGCTCCAGCAGATGGAGGTCCGCCTCATCCCGGGAACTCCCGCGCTGAACCCGGCCTACCCGGCGAAGGGCGCCAACGACGTCATCGTATGCGGCATCATGGCCGCTTCCGGCATCGCCGCCATCACGGCACCCATGCTGGACTTCGAGGCCCGCGAGAGCATCGGCGCGAATTCTCTCATTGCCCAGAACCAGGTCCACTTCGACGACAGGCTCCGGCCCTACAGAAACTCGGCGAAGGTCATGGGCGTGAAGCCTTCCCAGAGCACAGCACCGAAGCCCATCGGGTTCGCCTATCCGGGCCGTAGCACGCCTAGCCTGTATCCCCTGAGCGGTGGCCTCTTCACCGATGCCGACTCCTTCGTTGACTTCTCTACGGGAACCATCTCCGGAGGGGACACGACTTCCAGCTCATTCACGCCAACGGTTCCCACGGGAAACGGGTGCATCGTTTGCTCTGTTACCCTTTCAACAGATGATGAGCTCCACTTCTCCTACGGCACACAGGGCACACTCGATGAGTGCCTGGACTCCATTAGGAACCAGATAATGTCAGGACCGGGGTCCATCGCTACCCCCGACGGTAACTATCCCCTTGCTTACGTCATCGTGACATCGGCGGGGGGATCGTTCTCAGACATCCAGATCATCGATGCCAGGGCATTCCTGTCCTCTGGGGGCGGAGGGTCCACGCCAGTGGCGGAGGAACCCACCGGGACGATATCCCCTGGCCAGACGGTCTTCACGCTGTCCCAGGCCCCGTCATCTAAGGACGGGACCCTGGTTTTCATCGACGGAATCCTCATCGACACCGACAGATGGATCCTCTCCGGGAATCAGATCACGTTTGACTTAGGTTACGAGCCACAGGACGTAGGGCAGAGACTATGGGTAGTGTACCCCATCTCATTCATTGGTGGAGGAGGATCGGGTAACTCCCGATACACGCCATTCGGATCGGAGAGCAGCCCCGTCACTTCCGACGGTACGTCGCCGTTGGCGGTGTCTGCGGATGACCGTCAGGCGCGGTTCCTCGCCAGCACCGGCGGCGCGGTTACAGTTGTCGCAAGTCCGCAGGTGGCCGCCGGAACCAACATCGGCCAGGATCTGCTGTTGACTGGGACTTCCGACACTGACTACCTGGAACTCAATGACGGGAACGGACTGAAGCAGAACGGGGCCGTACTTCTGAAGTCAGGTCAAACGATCACATACTTCTGGACGGGGTCCGTCTGGAAGGAAACCTCAAGGAGCTGAACATGAAGAAAGCCTCTACTGCAATCCTTTTGATGCTACTCGCTACCGGCGCATGGGCTAGCGCAACAAGAACCCTGGACGGGCAGCAGATCACGAATGGATCGGCGACCCTCACGCTGCCCACATCCACGGACACAATCCTTGGAAGGAACACCACCGACACGCTTACGAACAAGTCTCTAAGCGGGGCGACGAACACCATCTCGAACGTCCCGGCCTCGGCTATCTCCAGCGGCACTCTTGGGGTGGCGAACGGCGGCACTGGTCTGTCCAGCATCACCACGGGAAACCTCCTCGTAGGCAACGGGACATCTGCGGCGAACCTCATCTCTCCCGGGACGTCGGGCAACGTCCTCACCTCGAACGGATCGACGTGGACGAGCGCCGCGGCATCTACTCCGGCCCCGGCCCTGAACGGATCCTTCGCGTCCCCCCAGTCCGTGACAGCGGGCGGAGGTATCTCCCTCTCTGGCATGACCTATGACAACATCGCGTTCGTCGTGGGCAGCGGCGGTGCAGTCACTGTGACCGCTACCCCATCCATCACGCAGTGCACCTTGGCGGGACAGCGTCTTCAGATCATCGGTACCGATGACACCAATACCGTGACGCTGCAGGACGAGGCCAATCTGTCGGGCTCCAAGTTGCAGCTAAACGGCAACTGGATCGGAGGCATCAGGAGTGTGCTGAACATGGTATGTGACGGCGCCGGATTCTGGGTCGAATCATCTAGGCGGTAAAAATGAAAAACCTCGTAGCTACATTAACTTTGGCGCTGATTCCGGCTCTGGCAGCGGCCTCGGCCACGAGGTCCATTGAAGTCGACTCGTTGCGGTCTTCAGATCACTCGAAGACGTACTCTCTTCCCGCCGCCACAGACACCATCGTGGGGAGGGCATCAACCGACACGCTGTCAAACAAGACCATCAGCGGTGCATCCAACACCATAACGAACGTATCCTTGAGTTCCGGTGTGACGGGAACGCTGCCCGTGGCCAACGCGACGGTGGCGAACCAGGCACTGACGACATGCACGACATCCCGCACCGTGGACTGGTCCACGGGTAACTCCTTCACGCTGACGTTAACGAACGGCAACACATGCGACATCACGTTTTCCGGCGCCGTGAGTGGGCAGGTTATAACGATAGACTATTCGCAGCCGGGGTCTGGTGGGGGATCCGCCATAGTGTCTTATGTCACTGCGGTTAAGTGGCAGCAAGGTACGACACCCACGATGACAACAGGAAACTCCGCCACGGACTCATGCACGTTTAAATACAATGGAACTGATTACAGGGGAAACTGCGTCCAGAATTTCCAATAGGGTGAGAAAATGGCCTCAGTTATCTCTTTAGTCCTCACAATTTTACTCGCGGCTCCAAGCGTCGATGCGGTGATGCCGTTCGGGTTCTGGAAGACCGCGGACATCGGGTTTCTGCAGTCGGCGTGCACCGGAGGGGCGCTATCCACGGACGGTAACTTCAAGGTTTGCTTTTATTCTTCAGGCAGTGGGAACCTTGTGTTCAGCTCTGGGTCCGGAACCATCGACTTCCGACTCCTTGCCGGAGGAGGCGGCGGCGGATCTAACACTGGCGCTGGAGGCGGCGCAGGGGGCAGGGAGTACCACACCGGCGTTTCCATCTCTGCTGGATCATACTCCTACTCGATCGGCCCAGGAGGTACTGGATCCACTAACAGCTCCGGGACCAGCGGAACTAATTCAACCTTCTGGACC